CCTTATACGCATGGCTTTCGCTGACTCAACTCTAAAGAACATGGAGAAGTACAGCGATAACATGCGAAACTGGTCTACACGGATGGATCATTTTGCAACAAGGTACATTACAGACAATTCGGACATTGCAAGAAGAAATGATGCACAGGCAAGGTTTGATTATGTAGACCAAGCATTTGTATCTAAAAGGTACGGCAAGGAAAGATACCTGGATACCCTTAATAAGGCCCTAGCAGACCAGGAGATGGCTTTTGAGCCATTAGTCCAGGGTATGAAGTATGTATCAGACAAAGTAGGCATCAACACCGTTATAAGGTACAATAGAGATATCATCTCTTATGCAGAGATATTTACAGGAGAGTACTCCGTAACTTACGATCAGGAGATAGCGTGGAAATAGAATTTTTTAATAAAGATGCCAGAGAAACATTCCTGTCTCCTAACAGCGTAGATCTTTTTATATCTCATTTCCCATTTTATCAAAGAAATTTTATTGCATATGGTGGAGATCCGTCCTTACAATTACAAAATGCACAGGATACTGAAGAATTTCTTGAATCAGTGCTAAAGGTTATAAAGCACATGGACTACGCCTTAAAGGATAGTGGTAGCATAATTCTAATTTTACCTAATGGACCTAGAACGTTTAGGATTATTGCAGATATAATCAAAGAAACAAAATTATGTCCTAGTAGGGCTATTACTTGGGATTTTGAAGAGTGGGCACAAGAAATAAGTGGGGAAAAAGATGCTTCTGGTATGGGAACAAATCTAATATTTCATATAACCTATTCTGAGAACCTTCTTTGGCGTATAAAAGGTTTCAAAAGTTTTATTATAAAAGAGGGGTTTGGGGCTTCACCTGAAGATCAAGATAAATATGGGGATATTGCATTTATAAATGATGCTTTGCCTCAAAACCTGTCTGATTTGCTAGTGCTTACATTTTCAAAAGAGGGAGATGTCGTTGCAGACATTCTTGCAGGGACGGGCACTGTCGCTATATCAGCATTAAAAAATAACAGAAAAACAATCTATAACGACTCTTCGACGGAACAGATAAAAGTTGCAAAAAAACGGATTGATGATATAATAGGATATAGTCAGAATACTACAACAACAATAGAAAAAGGAGTGGGTATGACAAAAGAAGAAGCAGTATCAATTATGATGGAAAGCATCAACGCAGATAATCTTGCATTAGGTCTTCAGGCTGGAATAGATGAAGAACAACTAAAAAGCCAAATTGAGCAAAGCCAGCCAAGCCTTGGTTTTATGATGTCAAATATCTATGATAAGTTACAAGCAGGTGGCGTAATTGCCTAAGTTTTATTACAAACCAATTTTAGAAAAGATTCAAGAAGCATATCTGACCAATGCTCAGAAGGATTACGAACCAGGGTTTGATATTGAGTCAAATGTGAGACTTGTCATTGAAGCAGATACTGAGGAATTGGCTGATCTATCTAGATATGGGTTTGTTGATATTCGTATGTGGGAATTGGCCAGTGAAGGTTAACCTTCTATCCCCCGATATTTATGAGATAGAAGATTTTGTTTCACTTGACGAACAAACCGCTATCTTAGATTATTGTAAATCTTTAGACGAGTCCGAATGGTGGAAATCAGAAGATTTTGGTTGGACAGATAGCGATTCCGAACAATATAAAAAAGGTTTCTTTTATGGAAAGCAAAAATTAGGACCTAAGCCAAAAGAGTTTAACTCAATAAATGCAAACCTTGAAAACCTTTTTTCCGATTTACACTATATTGATAAACTTTCGTTACAAAGACACCCAAGTGGAAACTTTATGGAGCCTCATAGAGACTACTGGAATAAAGCATTAGATACTCATGTTAGGTATGGCGTAGTTGTATATTTTAATGATGAGTATGAAGGTGGTGCCATTAAGTACCCCGATATTAATCTTGTTCACAAACCGAAGGCTAGATCATTAATCTTACATGGTGGGAATATCCTACATGGAACTACTAAGGTTACAAGTAATGATTATAGGTATTTTTCTACTTCGTTCGTTAGAGGTACCGTCGACAAACCAGTTATATTAAATCAAGAGTTGTTTGGCGATGTAGAGCAATCAGATGGATCTAATTACCCTTAAGCACTGTGTCTTATAAATTGTGCTATGTCGTGTGATGCATTATGATACATACCGTGAAATTTATTCTCAACTTGTTTTGCAATAGCAAACCTTAGTTTTTGCTCAATCTGAAATAATAAAATTGCCTGTGCTTGCTCAGGAGTTAATTTCTGATGATCGCTATCCATTTTTACAACTACAATCTGTGCAGCAGGTTTCTGAAAATAATTTTACAGCCAAGTTAGGCTCTTCTGGTCTACCTAGATCTTCCCAAAACTTCTCTCTACCCATGTTGTCTGTTTCTGACATAGGCTTTGATTCAGTTTGGAAATCTATATCCCAGGCATTTTCGAAATTGTCTAGGATACCCATATTATTCCTCTACTGGTGCTGACTTGTGAATGTTTGTGCAGATGCATCCTAGGCAGCATTGCTCTGGATTGCCTGCTTCTGTGGTTTCGCTCATGAAGCCATTATAGCACAAATCTGAAAAATTTTGTAAACCCCAAATAGCCTAAAATCTGAATATTTTATCCAGATGTATGATGCAGGGTTTTAAAAGGTGTGGGGTAAAAATATAGTGAGCACATCCTCGGGCCAAAATTTTAATGGTTATTTGTTTTGTTAATTTTTTTTATTTTAATTTAATTTAGTAGGAGGCACCAGCAATTTATTTAACTACTGGCACCTACCTAATAAATATCACTAGGTGGTGCTAACTAGATTTACTTAGTATAGGCACCACTTTGCGATCTACCCAAGCCTTCATTTTTTCAGTGTCTTTTGCTTGCTTGAGGTCAATGCTAGTGATACCTAAATCTCTAACTACCTTGCTAGTTTCTACTACAATAGTTTTAGCAAATGCAACACCTAAAAGTTTTAACCCTACAGGAATAGCAACTACTGCGCCTATTGTTAGCACTAGAATAATAATAGCCATAAAGATAAGTGAGTATTGGACTATGTTAGCAAACCAATCAAATGGTGCAGAAATAAAATCAAACATGAAACTCCTTAGTCAGATGTAGTAAGGGATGATGCAGGGGTAAGTGAGTCAAGGTATTCTTGGCGCACCTTAGACATAACTCTATCTATTTGTGCGTAAGCATTAGCGCACTTATAGCAATAGGTTTCTGTGTTAATGCCTAGCATAAAGGCATCTGTTCCACTATAGACTAATTCTGTTGAGTCACAGTTAATTACTTGGCAGGTCATTGTGTTCATTTATTTATCTCTTTTCTGTTGTGCATAAGCAGGGGTTGATTGTTATTTGTTTATTGTTTTTTGTAACGATTGCAAGGGTGTTGCAAGATGAACATAGGTATAAGTGCATTAGTATTCACTCTTATCTAACATAGTAGGGATTAGTACAATTATAGCGCATAGCACTGACAAGGCTAGGACAATAAGGGGCAGGCTCATAATTAGTTATCCTCTCTAGTGAGGACAAAATCACGCTTATGCTTATTTAACTCAAAAATAGCACCATTAGAACAGATAACACGCATTGCGCTACCATTCCATTTTCTAATTTTTACAATTACCCCTGATTTAACAAGGTTCATACAATTAGGTAGAGTAATGGTATCTCCTACCTCAATGTTAGAGTAGTTACTTAATGTAGTCATTTATAGACCACCTTTCTTTTAATTTGATTAGACTTTCTAATCTCTTTCCTTGCCTAGTGTTATTTGCTCTTATTTGCTACGCTCACCCTATTGCTAGGTTTATTTGGTAGGCTCAGAGGCTCAACTAGGATTTATCCTTATTTAATTTTTCTTACTATGTAAGTGTAACAGATAAATGTCATACTGTCTAGTATACTCACTAGTAGTCTCACTATGTGGAGCGTGGACTATGTGATTTAGGTCACTTATTCGCTAGGCTCATATAACAATTCGTTATCTTATTTGCTAGGCTCATTGACCTTTTTTATCCCTATTTAATTTTCTATAAGAGAATAATAACATAGATAAGCCTAAAAGTCAAGTCCTAACACGGCGTGTCGTGTGTGATTCGCATCACAAGTGCCCGATGAAAATGACCATACATGTGCGTATACGCCTATGATCAGTCATGGGTATATACGCCTATGACCATACATGGGTGGGGGTGCCTATGACCAGTCATATATACCTCGGCGAAATGTGTCCTACATCACATATGACCTACATCACAATGTCCGATTTACCCTATTTATACCCTCCAAAATGTCAGACCCCCCTGCTATACTTACTAGTATAAAGAAAGTTAAATAAAGGTTATTTAACGAAAAAAGAAAGGTTAGGTCAAAATGACTAACACTAAAAAAATAGACACAATGAGTTTCCTCATTGACAATGACATCTGCGTAATGGATAACATCTGCGTATTCTGCTCAATCCGTATGGATGGATGGGATAGGTTCTGCCGTAAGTGTAAAGACTATAAAGGCGTAATGGATGTCTATCAAGCCGTAGAAAACTACGGAATAGAAATCCTAGGATTTTAATAAAAACTTAATAAATAAAAAACTTAATAAAATAAATTTAACTAACAAAAAAAGAAAGGTTGTCAAAAATGATAACACTAGAAAATAAAAAGTGCGTAGAGCACAATCCAATGAAATCTGCTATCTCAGAGGTTTCAGATACACAATACACTTTCTGCCAAGATTGTGAAAATA